CTTAAAGATAGAAAAGGTAGAATTGCTTTTTATCGTTGGGCTAAATGGTCTACATACATTGCAACTCGAGTAGGATATGAATTTGTAAACTTTTTAGGAGCAGAATTATCAGCTCCACAAACAAAATATGAACCAACAACTTCTCCTAAAAAAGGAAAATTGATGAAAGAAGGTTTATTATTAGAAGGAGGAGCATATGGACATATGTCTCACCCATTTGATGATAAAGGATTAACTTTTGGAGATTTTAGACAAATAATAGATATTGCATTACAAGGTAAATTAGATTTAGAAGAAAAAGCTACTGAAAAAACTGATGGACAAAATTTATTTATAACTTGGAATGGAAAACTTTTGGCTGCAAGAAATTCTGGAGATATTAAAAGAGGAGGAGTAGATTCAAAATCTATAGCAGCAAAATTTGCAGGTAGAGGAAACATAGAAAAAGCTTTTAACTTTGCAATGTCAGATTTATCATCTGCAATTGGAGGATTAAGTGATAAACAAAAAGAAAAGATTTTTGACAATGGAAATAATTGGGTAAATATGGAAATCATGTGGCCAGCTTCTGCAAACGTAGTTAGTTATGACGCTCCTCATTTACAATTTCATAATGTATTACAATATAAAGATGGATCGGCAATAGGAGCAGTAAATGATGGAGCTAGAATTCTAGCAGGAATGATAAAACAAGTTGATGCAAATATACAAAAAAATTTTAGTATTATAGGTCCTCAATTTTTGAAGATTAACCCACACCAAGATTATTCCGCTAAAAAGCCATATTTCTTAGGAAAATTAAATAAATTAATGTCAAAATATAATATGTCTGATTCAAGTACATTTGGAGAATATCATCAAGCGTATTGGGAAGATTTTGTTGATAAAAAAATAGGAAAAGTAAATAATACTATTAAAATGGGATTAGTTAAACGTTGGGCATTCTTCGACAAATCGTTTAGATTGAATAAGAAAAACATATCAGACGAAAAAGTATTATCAAAAGCTCAAGAGTTTGATAAATTAAAACATAAAGACCAAGTTAAAAAGAATATGTTGCCATTTGAAAAATTATTCTTTGAACTAGGAGCAGAAGTTCTAAAAAATGCAGAAGGATTTTTAGCTGCAAATCCAGATAAAGCTGTACAAAATATACGAAAACAAATAAAATCTGCAATCTCAGCTGTAAAAAGTGGTGGAGATATAAAGAAAATAAATAGGTTAACACAACAATTAGAAAAATTAAAATCAATCGGCGGTATGAAGTCTATTGTGCCAAGTGAAGGTCTAGTTTTTATTTATAAGGGAAAAACTTATAAATTAACTGGCGCATTTGCTCCAATAAACCAAATTACTGGAATGATATATTTTTAAGGTTATTATGAAAAAAGGAATATCGCAAAGAAAAGTACAACGAATGCGAAATTTAGCAACAAAAAATTATGGAGCTAAAACTGTCATTCAATCAGGCTATGGTAAAAAATCAAATAAACATGTTGAAGGAGATGTATGGGAAGAAAGAGGAAAATCTTGGACCATTAAAAATGGTATTAAACAATCTATTACAAAATTAGATGGTGCTAGAGAACATGTTAGAATACCATTAAATTGTCCAAAATGCGGCACAAAAATGAATAAAACTCAGCATAAATTTATGTATGTTAGATTTGAACACTGTTTATTTTGCCAAACAAACCATATATCAGAGATGAATAAGAATGGAACATACACCCATTGGCAAGATAATAGAATTTTTTCAAACTTTGACAATTGGTTAATTAGGTCTAAAATTGAATTTGAAGAATGGTTAAAAACTAGACACAACAAAAATCATATAACAGAAGCTGGATTAATTGAAGATTGGAGTGGAGGCCAAACAGATGATGAACTTAGAAAAGATTTTGAAAATTTTATAGATTCTGAAAAAGAAAAGTTAATTAAAATAATAGGAGAACAAAAATGAAAAAGTTATGGAAAATTTTATTAGGAATAGGAGCAGTTTTAGGTGCTATATTCGCAATGTCTGCAGGAGCAGGTAGTAAAAAACAATTCAAAAAAGACTTAAAAGACAATAAGAAAAAATTAAAAGATGTTAAGTCAAAACAAAAAGAGTTAGATAAAAAAGAAGATATTATTAAAAAGAAAATTGAAAAAACAGATAAAAATCTAAAAACCAATAAGAAAAAAATAAAATCGACAAAATCAGCTAAAAAAACTGTATCTAATTTTAAGAAAAAATATAGGAGTAAAAAATGAAAAAATTAAATTATTATGAAAAACTAATATGGGCATTTGTTATAGCTATATTTCTGTCAATATCTTTTGCAAATGCACAGGATAAAATAGTAAAAATACCACAATCAGAATTAGATGAATTTTTTCTTGCAATTGATACATTAGAATATCAAGATTCTATAAAAACTATTTATATACGAGATTTAGAATTACAAAACCAAAATTTATTTGACTTACGAGTTAATGATTTGGCCAAGTTTGCAGCAAAAGATGAAGAAATACTTTTATTAAATGACCAAATAAAATTATACTCAGATAGATTAAAAATAACAGATAGATGGTATAATAAAAGATGGTTTGGTGTAGTTGTTGGAGTAGTAGGAACCTCAACAGCAATATATTTAGCAGGACAAATACATTAGTTTTGTATATTTATATATAGGTTATGACAAATAATAAAACAATAAAACAAGCACTAGCAGAAGAGTACATCCGATGTTCTCAAGACCCGGTGTATTTTATGAAAAAGTATTGTTTTATTCAACATCCAACTAGAGGAAAAATTAAATTTGATTTATATGACTTCCAAGAAGAACTATTGGGCAATTTCAATGATAATAGATATAGTATAATCTTAAAGTCTAGACAAATGGGAATTTCTACACTAACAGCTGGATATTCTCTTTGGTCTATGGTATTTAAGGAAGATTTTAATGTATTAGTTATTGCTATAAAACAAGAAACAGCTAAAAACCTTGTGACAAAGGTTAGAGTAATGCATGACCTATTACCATCTTGGTTAAGAACTGGAACTAGTGAAGATAATAGATTATCGTTGAGGTTTAGAAATGGTTCACACATTAAGGCCGTTTCATCTGCACCAGACGCAGCTAGATCTGAGGCACTATCATTATTAGTAATTGATGAGGCCGCCTTTATAACAAATATAGATGATATATGGACATCAGCTCAACAAACCCTAGCCACAGGAGGAAAATCAATAATGCTGTCAACTCCTAATGGTACAGGTAATTTATTCCATAGAACATGGGTAGATGCTGAGCAAAATGTTGGAGAATTTTTTCCAATTAAACTGCATTGGACACGGCACCCAGAAAGAAACCAAGAATGGAGAGATAGACAAGATTCATTATTGGGGAAAAAAATGGCGTCACAAGAATGTGATTGCGATTTTATATCTTCTGGTAATACTGTTGTAAGTGGTGAATTATTACAATGGTTCCAAGATAATATGTGCTGCGACCCAATAGAAAAAAGAGGAGCAGACCAAGAATACTGGGTATGGAGTTATCCAGATTATACACGTTCATACATGGTAGTAGCTGACGTCGCAAGAGGAGACTCTAGCGATTTTTCAGCCTTTCATGTTATTGATGTGGAAAAAATGGAACAAGTTGCTGAATATAAGAACCAAATAGGAACTAAAGAATTCGGCAATTTATTAGTAAATGTTGCAACTGAATATAATGAAGCATTACTAGTCGTGGAAAACGCGAATATAGGATGGGCAGCTATTCAGCCTGCAATAGATAGAGGATATAGGAATTTATATTATACATATAAACATGAAGGGGTACATGATGCGGCAACACAATTAAGTAAAGGTTACGATTTGAAAAATAGAGAAAACATGACGCCAGGTTTTAGTACAACATCTCGCACCAGACCACTTTTGATATCCAAACTTGATATTTATTTTAGAGAAAAGGCATGTATTGTTAAGTCAACACGATTAATTGACGAGTTATTTGTTTTTATATGGCTAGGCCATAGAGCAGAAGCTCAAAGAGGATATAATGATGATTTAACTATGGCTTTTTCAATTGCTTTATATGTTAGAGACCATGCATTAAAACTTCATAATGAAGGTATGGAATTAAACAAGTTAGCAATTAACAATATGGGAAATACACAAGGAGCATATAACGCAAGAACAGCAAATTTGCCTTCTGACCCGTGGAAACAAAATATCGGTGGAAAAGAAGAAGATTTAACCTGGCTAATATAATAAGGAATATACAATGGCATCAGATAAAACATTTTTTGGAAGACTAAAAACATTATTTTCAACAGGAACAATCATCAGAAAGACAAGCTCGGGGTTAAAAGTATCAGACGTAGGAAGAGTACAATCTAATACAAAATTAGCAACTAATAAAATGGTTGATAGGTTTAATAAAATATATCAATCACAAGGAACATATGGATATAATCAACAAGCAAATTTTCACACATTAAGATTAGAATTATATACTGACTATGAAGTTATGGATGAAGATTCAATAATTTCATCAGCACTAGATATTTATGCAGACGAATCTACGCTAAAAGATGAATTTGGCGACGTATTGACAATTCATACTAAAAATGAAAATGTTCAAAAAGTATTAACTAATTTATATTATGATATACTAAACATTGAATTTAATATATGGCCATGGATACGTAACATGTGTAAATATGGAGACTTTTATCTTAAAATGGATATTGTTGAAAAATTAGGTGTGACAAATGTTATACCAATGTCATCATATGAAATGTATAGAGACGAAGGCTTAGACCCTGAAAACCCTGAATTGGTTGAATTTACACATGACCCTGCAATGGGAGGATCGGCATCATCAGGCCATTTAGGTACAAAAACTGTATATGGAAATTATGAAATAGCACATTTTAGATTATTAAATGATATGAACTT